GTTTGTGGAACACCCCACCAGCGCCATCAACATGGCCAGCCCAATCAACTTCTTCATGGCTTCATCCCCTGAGATCTATTCCGTTTATTCGCCGCGTCGACGACCTTCTGAATTCGGCGCTGCCGGCGACCTTCGCTGTTCTTGTACATGTACCCGGCCACAAAGATTGCCGTGATCAGCCCTACCACCGCCAGCCAAATACCGTACGCCAACACACCCGCAAACAGCACCGCAAGCGTCCAGGGCGCAATCAATACAACGATCACCGCAAGCAAAATCACTATGAGCTTTTGCACTTTGCCAGCCCTACCAGCACTTCCAAACGCCGGAGCGTAGCACAGGCTATGCCCTGGCTTGACGGTGCCGCAGCACCAACCGCGCCCGCTCAGCCCAGTTCCCGCCGTAGACGATGATCTCGCTTGGCTTGCCGTAGAGGTGGTGCAGCAGGAATGGCCCGGCGCCGAAGACCTTACTGTCCTCCCCGGGCAGAGCCGCGTCGGTACCGAGGTAGATGCCGGCGTGGTTCGGGTGCTGCGTGCGCCCGACCTCGAAGACGATCATGTCGCCGCGCCGCGGCTGGTCGACCGGGCAGAACCCGGCCGCCTGGAAGTGCTGCTCATACAGGCTCGGCCCATCGACCTGCTCCCACCAGCCGTCCTCGCGCGCGAAGCGCTCGAACTCCAGGCCCCACTCGCGCTGGTACCAGTCGGCGCAGACCTGCCAGCAGTCCCAGGCGCCATGAACGAACGGCCTTCCCAGCAGCGGGATGTTGCTCTGCGGCGCGATGGTCCGCAGGTCGCCCTCCGGCCAACTGAGGATGTGCCAGGGCAGGCCCGACGCCTCGCACATGGCGAGGTCGTGCGGTGACGGCCTGCTGGTAGCGTCCGGATGGCTGTGCACGATGGCCACCACCTCGCCCAGGTCTTCCGCCGCAGCGTAGTCCTCCGGGTGCAGGCGGAACTCTTCCCGCGGCTGGCTGGCCGTATTTCGGCAACGGACGTACTGCTGCCGCCGGCCGGCGCCAACCACCAAGCCACAGGCCTCGCGCGGGTACTCCTCGGCCGCATGCGCCTGAATGGCGCTCAGGATCTGCTTACGCATGGTCAGCTCCGGGCGATCAGGGACACGGCCGGGAATCCGCCGAAGGGCAACTGATTGCCCGCTCCCCATCGCTTATTGCAGGACCGATAGAGCCCGGCGCATTGATCCTTTGTCGGGTCGTCGGTCGGGTTGTCGTCGATGTCGTAGTACGGCCCGGTGTAGCCGCAGTCGGGCCCCCGGTAGCCGCCGGTCATGCACCAGTGGCACAACGTGGTCATCTGCCGGCCGACGGCTTCGTTGCCGACGTCCCCCGGGCTGGCCAGCTCCCACTCGACCACCTGGTCGTCTTCGCCGGTCTTCTGGTCGAAGTACCAGATGCTGATCGACTCCTGGGTCGGATCTGCATCCGGGTTGCCGGCCGGGAAATTCTCCGCGTCCAGGAACTCGGCCAGCGTCTCGCGGATGGTCAGTTGAAAGTTGGCCAGGTCATCGAAGGCGATGCACAACGCGGTGATGCGCCCACTGACGTTGCCCGCCGAGAACGTCGGGCGTACCGCCGTACCATCCCCGGTTGCCTCTAGGCCGCTGATCTGCACCGGCCAGGCGGCGTACTCCTCGCCCTGCCACCAGATCGACTTCGCCGGCAGTTGGTCCGCATTGGCGCCGGCGGCGGCCAGCTCCTGCGGGGTATGCGGGATAGCATGGCCGTGGAAGCGCAGCACGTCGGCGCCGAACTCGCTGCCGTCCAGTTCGAACAGCATGATCTCGGCGCCTGGCTCCAGCTTCTGGAGCTGCAAGATGAGGCTCATGGGTGGAACGCCTGGTCAAAGGTGAGCGAAAGGACCTCGATCGCGCCAGAGCGCCGCTGCTTGCGGTACGCCTTGCACTTGTACATGCCCAGCTCGCCGCCGGGCGGGGTCCACAGGAACGACCGATATCCCTTGTGCCGACGGATGAAGTCGAGGATGGGCCCGACCTCATCGGGGAGCCCGCCAAAGGTCAACGACCAGCTTTGGCTCTCGCCATTGAGGCCGTCGCCCGACTCCTGCGCATACCCATCGCCGAATTGCGACGTGCGCGTGCGCAGGGTGCCGTCGACGTCAGCTTCGTCGTCGGGCACCCAGATGAAAGTCTCGATCGCCATCAGCCCCTCCCGGCCATGTTTCGATAGCTGACGCCACCAGGGCGCCACGAATCCGCAACAGCGCGCTCCGCCGCCGCCTTCATCTGCAGCTGCATGTTCTGCTGCAGCGCCTGCTGGTCCAGTTCCATGCCCTCAGAGCTGCGGTCCTCGACAGTGACCGCCACCGGGGCATTGACCTGTAGCGCAGTACCACCGCCGCCGCCCACGGCCCGAACACCGAGCGAACCATCTGCACCGCGAGCCAGGGGCAGGATTGCCTCCGGCCCCGCCTCTCCCATGATCCCCATCCGGTCGCCGGCCATGCCGAAGGCGGTCGGCCGGCTGACGATGGAGTTTGCGAAGGCCGCGCCATTGGCGAAGAACTGCACGCCATTCGCCCAGGCGCCGCCGTCGGCCTGGGCAGCGGCCCAGTTGGCGTATGCATTGCCGGTGTAACCGGATTGCGATGCCCCGGCCGTGGCTGACCCGCCGCCGAAGTAGGCGCCGGCTGCCGACACGCCCACACCGATCAGACCACTGAGCAAGCCAGTCGCTGCCTGCTGACTGGCAATCCGTGCCATGTCGTTGATCACGCTGCTGGCGAAGTCTCGGAACTTCATCTTTCCGGTGGTGGCGAAGTCCGCCAGGGCATTACTCGCAGTGTTGAAGCCGGTGGTCAGCATGTCATCCGTGGCGCCGGCGACGTCCGCCGCGTCGGCCTGGATGTTCTGCCAAGCGCGGCGGGCGCCGTTGCGGTAGTCTCGCTGGGCGGCGAGGCGCGCCTCGTAGCCGTCGACCTCCATCTGCAGCTCGCGGGCCTGGAAGTCAGCCAGGTCCGCAAGGCGCCGCTCATACTCGGCCGGACCAAGCCGGCGGCTCGCATCTTCCTGCTGCGCCTCCAGTTCGCGCCGCAGGTCGGCGTACTTCTTCGTCACCGCATCGAGGCGCTGCGCCTGGTCGCGCTGATCATCCCCGAGGCCGATGCCAGCCACGTCGGAATTGATCGCATCCTGCCGCGCCTGCAGCACCACCTCCATGGCCTTCCGGTACGCCTCGGAACTGTTGCGCCGCTGCTCTGCCAGCTTCTGCTCCTGCTGGATGCGCTTCTGGATCGAGCCGTCGGCATAGGCCTCGTTCAGGTTCTTGATGCCGAGCTCCATCTCGGCGGTGGTGATCTTGCCTTCGGCCTGAGCCTTGCGCAGAACCCGCACCCCATCGGCCAGATCTTCCAGTCGCTTCTTCTCCGGAAGCGCCTTGTCGATCAGTGTGTCGAGCGCCTTGACCTCGTCCTGCAAGGACTTGGTGCGCGCCTTGCTGCTGGCCGTTGCCGCCTGGTTGGCCTTCTTCTGCGCCTCGATCGCATTGGCCGCCGAGAGGATCGCCTGGCGGTCGGTCTCGGTCAGGTCGGTGTTGTCCGCGATGAAGCGGTTCGCCGCCTTGATGGCGTCGTTGTTGTCCTGCAGGCCGCCCAGTTGCTTCTGCAACGTCTCCAGATAGGTCTGCCCGGCGCCGCTCATCCCGGTCTTGGCAGCGTTGTTGGCGTTGGTCGCTGCGGTGTTTTCCTGGGTGACTCCGGTCAGCACACGCAAGGTTTCGGCGATCAGGCCAGAGCGGTGATCGGCATCCCCGATGGCGCCGGCCTGGGTGAGCCATTGCTGCACGGTGCCGGCCGGCACCTGCATGCGCTCACCCACCTCCCTCAAGATTGGCGACAGGTCCTCACCAGAGGCCCGCGCCTGGTTCAGCCGGTCGATCAGCGACTGGTAGTCGCGCAACTGCTGGGTATACAGGCCGTTGGAGTCCCGCGCCGGCGCAGTAACCATCGCCGAACGAATCGACTGCGACAGGGTGCCGTAGGCTTCCTTCACCTTGTCGGTGGCGTTGATCTGCTCCTGCTGCCACTTCACCAGCGAGGCTTCACGCTGGTCTCGATTGAGTTTGGCGAACTCCTCCCGCAGTTGCTGCACAGGCTTGTGCAGGTCGTCCAGGCTGACGCCTGCCTGGTCGGCGTTGTCGCGCAGCAGCAGGAACGAGGCCGCCGCGGTGCCGGCGAGCAGGGCCAGCCCCATCGGGCCGCCTAGCACGCTCAGCAAGCCAGCCGAGGCAGCACGCAGCCCCGCCTGTGCCGCGGCCACCGATGCCGTCGCCGCTGCTTCTCGCTGCCGCGCCTGCGCCAGTTGGATCGACATCTGGGTCTGTACGGCGGTACCGCGCGCCGCAGCCGCCTCCCGGGCGGCCAGAATGGTAAGCGTCTCGGCCTTGCGCTGGTCGGCAATCGCCGACTGCATGACGGCCTCGGCCTGGGCGATTCGTGCTGCACGATCAGCCAGGGCGGTTTTGATCGCGAGCGCGCCGCGGGCGGCGTATACCGTCAGCGCCGAAACGCCCGCACCCGCCATCACGGCGGCAACCGCGCCGATGTTGTCGCCGACGAGGCTGATGACACTGGCCAAGCCAGCCACCACGCCGGTGCTCTCCTCCATGCGGCCAAAGAAATCGCCGAGGGCGTTCTGGATGTTGACCAGGGCGTCCTGCACGCTGACCGACATATCGGCCGCTGCCTTGCGGTTGGCCTCGACGGTATTCAGCAAGCCGGTGTTGATGTCATCGAGGGACAGTTTGCCCTCGACGCCCAGCTTGCGAATCTGCTCCGCGCTCTTGCCGGTGGCCGTGGCGATCGCATTGACGATGGTCGGCATGGCCTCCTGAATGGACACCCAGCCGTCGGCCTCGACCTTCCCGGTCTGCAGCGCCTTCGAGTAGGCGCCCAGTGCGGACTGCGCCTTATCCGCCGATGCGGCGTTGGTCACCAGCAGAAAGCTGAAGCTGTCGGTGATATCGAGGGTCTGCTGGGTGTCGAAGCCCAGCGACCGCATCACGTCCGCCGTGCGGATGTACAGCTCCTGCGCCTCGGCCAAAGGCCGATAGGTCTCCTGCGCCGTGCGCAGCAGGTGCTGCTGGACCTGGATGTATTCCTCGACACTGCCGGTTGCCGCCTTCATGCGGTCGGCAATCTGCCCGTAGGCGTCCACCTGGTGGATGATGCTACCGACCAGGCCGGCGCCCGCGATCGCCGCGAAGGCGCCACGGATCAACGTACCGGCTTGCTGCGCACCTTGGGCTGTCCGATCAAACGCAGAATCTACCTGTGCCAGGTTGCGGTCGATGCTTTGGGTCGTTTTGGCGACCACGCTGTCCGCGCTCGCCAGCTCCCGGCGCAACTGCGCGGTGGTGGCCTCCAGTTGGATCAGCATCCCCTGGACTTCTTGGTCGGACATCGTGTTCTCCGGGCGTAAAAAAACCGCCCGAAGGCGGTGGCTATGGTTCCTGGCGTCCCCGCAGGAACGCCTTCAAGCGGTCGGCGACGCTGCCCTTCTTCTTCGGGGCGGCCTGCTGCTGGGCCTTGCCGCCACCCATCCAGTCCAGGCGGGCATCCAGCGCGATCAGGATCTGTGGGATGGGCGTGCGCCACGCAGTGTCAGGCGGCCAGCCCAGCCAGCCGGTGGCCACGCCGAACAGGTAGTCGACGTAGCTGCCATTCCTCACTGCGCTGTGCTGGCCGCCTCGGGCTTTCCCCGTTCGGCGATGCTCGGCGGTACCGGGCTCAGCAGGCCGGTGATGTATTCCGTGAGCTGCGAGGAGACCTTGACCACGCCGGTCTCGAAAACCTGCGTGGCGAGGGTCGTGTGCTCCTCCGGCTTCAGGCCGGCGGCGGCGATCACGACATCAGCGCAGGCACCGATGCTCAGCAGGCGCATCGACTCCATGGCCGGGCGCAGGCCACCGAAGCGCGACTCGATCTTCAACGCGGCTTCCAGGGTCGGCTGCAGGATGTAGGTACGGGCACCGATCACCAGCGTGACGGTGCCGTGCAGGGCTTCACTCATGAAGGGTTCTCACTCAGGAGGAGACGGGGCAAAAGCCCCGTCGATCAGGGGCCAGCCGGAGTCGGGGTGACTTCCAGAATGTCGGTGTTGATGCCGAAGGTCATGTTCCGGCGCACCACGTTGTCGGCGCTGCCGGGCGCCACGGTGTTGTTCATCACCTTCACACCGAAGTAGAAGGTGGTCGGCAGGATCACCGGAGTGGCCGACGGGTCACCGTCGTTGAGGGTGATCTTCAGGTTGTAGTTGCCTTTCGAGCGGTCCTTGTGTGCCACCTTGACGGCGTTCTGACCAGCGTCGCCATTGTCCAGACCGACAGTGAGGGTCAGGTCACCGGCATCAGCGGTGCCCTTGTACTTGCGCACCCGGCCATCACCCAGCGAGGTGAAGTTCACGCTGCTGAAGGTGTCGCCGAACTCGCCCAGGTCCTCGATCTCGCCGATGTCGACGTAGGTGTCGGCCTTGTAATCGGCCTCGGTGTCCGCCGGCGTTTTGGTGCCGATGGCCACGCGGCAGCCGGCGGCCGTGTTGAGATTGTCTTCTGCCATGGTGTCCTCCACTGGCGTTGGGTTGGTGGTGCTCAGGTAGTAGTGATGACGCGCACCGTCGCCGACCCCATGTAGGTCCGGCCGTCCGGCTCGCGATTGGTGTCGGTGTCGGTCACCCGCACGGAGACCGCGCGCCCCACCGACAACGCCAGTGGTCGCTCGTCGAGCGCATCCTCGATGGCGCCCAGGATCTGCTTCACCTCGGCCTGGCCCTGGTGGTCACTCCAGACGCTCAGGTACAGCAGACGCAGCTTCCGCTTGCGGCCTGAGATCGGGCTGGTATTGCGAGCCACCTCCCGGTCAATCGTGACGTAGGGGTAAGGTGTGTCCGCCGGTACCGCGTCGTACACCGGCACGCTCAGCTCGGCGGTCAGGCGCTGGTAGACGGCCTGCTGCAGAGGAAATCCATTGTCAGCCACTGCTGGCTCCTTTCGCCGCGCGCGCCAAGGTGCTGCTGATGGCGCCGCGGATGATGATCCGGATGTCGTCGCGGTTCATGTCGATGCTCGGCCTCAGCCATGGATGCGCCGGCCGTGCCGGAATATCCGGGTAGTAGCCGAAGAAGTTCTCGCCATCCGACTTGTTCTTGGTCGCACGACGCCCGAGACGATTGCGGCCGGAGAACTGGCTGCGATCCCTGTTGACGGTGTGCTCACCGCCCACCGCGCCAGCATCCCGACGCCGGTAGACCGTACCGCTGTAGCCCTTGGTGCCGTACTCCACGAACTTCAGGTAGTAGAAGCGCCGGTTGTCGCGCTTGCCGATGATGCCAATCCGGGCATCCAGGCCGTTCCGGCTGATCCGCACCTGAAGCGCGGCGGCGGCCTCGCCGGTGTCCCGGGGGATCATGTTCTGCTGCGTGGCCAACACCAGGTCGGCAGCCTGCGCCATTCCCCTTGGTAGGTCGCTGCGGTCAAGCGCTGCGATCCGTCGCAGCACGCCGCGCAGCTTGAAGTCGCCCTTTATGCGAGAGCGCCTGCCCATGGTTCACCCCTTGCGGCGCGGCCGCTTCCTGGCCTTCGAGGTGGGCGGCACAGAGGCGCTGGGGTAGTCCTTGCCGTCGTCGAATACCAAGCCACGCGCCATCAGTGGGTTGAGGATTTCAGCGGGATGATGACTTACGTCATCGCCCTTGTTGGCGGTCACGGCACCGCTCAGTTGCGCTGTTGCTCGAAGCACCATTTTGCTTACCTCGGTGTAGGGGTAACGTTGGAGCACAGCAGCCTGAGCATGCTGTTCTCGTTATCGGGAAGGACCGCGTTTATCGCGTAGGTGATGCCGCCGTGGGACAACCGGCGCCCAACGACAAGATCGCCATGCGGGCGCGCTCGGATCTCAGCGCTGATGACCGGTTGCAACTGATTTGCAACGGTCGCCACCCGACCAGTCGGCAGGGTGATCTCAACCCACACCTTGCGCAGGAAGACCCACTGCTCGGAATAGCCACCCCCGCCGTCAGGAACTCGCTGCAGTTCGAGCAGATCCGCTCGATGCCGAAGGGGACCAGCTCTCATCAGAATCTCTTCCTGTACCAGAGAAGGCGCTCGACACCGAGCGGAACCGAAGTGGCGATGGTGCCCAGCGCAACCGCCTCACGATTGGCGTACCAGTGCGCGACAAGCAAATACACTGCCTGCCACACATCCGGCGTCAGGCCGATCTCATCCGGAGCAGTGGGCTCACCTTCGACCAGCCGGCAGTCACAGTGCTGCTCGACATGGGAAAGCGCCGCGGCGACATAGCCCTTTACGAGCTCGTCCTCCTCGTCCGTCTCGACCCTGGCCTGAAGCTTCACCTTCGCCAGGATGGATGGATCGGCATCCCAGTCGATCTCCATCACTTGGCCCCTTTCGGCGCCGCCGGCTTGGTCTCTTTCGGCTTGGTCTGTTCCCCGACCTCAGCAGCCAGCCCCTTGCCGATCAGGACGTGTGCATACTCATCGTCGACTTCCTCGAACACCTGGCCCGCGCGAACCTGGGCCGACTCCGCCCCGAGCTTCTTCGCGTCACCTACGAAACCCCAAAGTGCCTTGATCTTCATGTTGCCTCCTGGAAACGAAGAGACCGGCATTGCGGCCGGCCTCATCAGGGGTTACGCCGCGAAGCGGCCTTTCACCAACGCCTCGCGACGACGCACGCCCAGACCGAGACGCTCCTCAACCAGCAGCGCCCGTTCGTTCCGGATGAACTGATCGTTGATCAGACCCATCTTGAACAGGAACGACATGCGGTCGAAGAGGATCGAGGAGCGGGCGAAGTTGGCGATCAGGAACTCGCCACCGGTGGCCGGATTTTCACCGTTCGCCGGCGCGCCTTCGTCCATGCTGTCCGAGGTGATCACCGGGCGGCCCCAGAGCACCGGGGTGACCAGGCCCTGCAGGTTGGCGAACAGGTAGCGGTTTTCGCCATCCTTCTGCAGCTCGATGTTCATCCAGTCCAGTTCGGTCATCACCACGCCGTCGGCAGACAGCTTCGACTGCTTGCGGACCTGGTAGATGCCGCGGCGCACGATGTCGATGGAGGTGTCGCCAGCCTTGTTCAGGGCGGTGTCGTAGGTGGTCGCCTGGGTCATCAGGCCGTTCAGGTTCTCGCCGGTGCCGTCACCCTTGAGGATTTGCGCTTCTTCCTCCAGCTTGAGGTCGTAGCGCAGCAGCTCCTGGATGTAGCCGAACAGTTGCGGAACGTCGTCCAGGGCCTCGTCGGTGACCGGCATCCACACGGCCAGCTTCTTGACGCGGTCGGTCACCGGCTCGAAGGTCACGTTGCTGGTGGGCTTCAGCGCACCTTCGGCTACCGGCGCCGCGCCACGGGTGTGCAGCAACTCTCGGTAGTAGGTGTAGCTCTGGCCACTGACTGGGATGCTGGTCAGCAGGTCGCGGATGCGCAGTTCCTGGCGGATGCCGGGCTGGATGGTCGGGTCGTAGTTCGGCACAACGATGCCGGCACTGGTGACCTTGGTCTCCTTCATCGACGCCAGGTCCGACTTGGTGACCTCGATGTCGGCGGCATTCGCGCTCTTCTGTTGCAGCGCCTTGTAGCCGTCGTGCGACTTCACCATATCGATGAAGCTCTTGCCTTCGCCGGGGCCGCCGCGCAGCTTGACGCCCTTCTGCTCCAGATCCTGCACCTGGTCGATGACCTTCTGCAGTTCGTCCTTCTGGGTCTGAATTTCCTTCTTCAGCTCAGTGGCAACCTGGTTGCCCTTCTCGACCTCGGTGATGGCCAGGTCGTACTTCTTCTGGAGCCCGTCGAAACCGTTCTTCAGTTGCAGCTCCAGGGAGTCCTTCAGTTCTTTCACTTCGCTCATGGCGATACTCCAAAATGGGTGGTGAACAGGGTTGAAATGTCTTTCAGCTCTTCCACGATCGCCGTGGCCTCGCTACCGCCGTCACGGCGGAGCGCGGGGTAGCCGAGCGAAGCGACTGCTGCCGCTTCCTTCTGCGAGAGGCCCATGCGTTCGCGCAGGGCGTTCTCGAAAAGCCGGATGTCCGACTTGACGCTGAGGACTTCGGCCTCAGGGTTCATGCCGAACGGAACGAACGACGCTTCCCAGAGTTCGGCGGCCTTGATGACTCGGACCTGCCGCCCGGCGCGCTGCTCGAAGTTGGCTTCGATGGTGTTGAACCCGATTGACATGCTGTCGAGGCTGCCGTCCTTCATCAGCTCGTAGGCGTCGCGTGCGTAACTGACTGCCAGGTTTACTCGGCCCTTGAGGAACAGCCCTCGGTCGTCCTGGGTGAACTCCGAGGTTCCGACCAGCCGAGTCAGATCGTGGTACAGCGCCAGCTTCAACCGGCCGTTGCGAGCGGTCTTCACCTTGGTGAAGGCGCCCTTGAGGATCACGTCATCGCCGAGGTCGACGTTGTCGAACACTGCGGCGTAGCCCTCGAAGTTGCCCGCCTCGTCAGCGGCCTTCACCTCGAAGGGGCAATCAAGTTTGCTGAGCATTGGTCTGCATCTCCCACCGGGAGACCCGGTCGTATTCAGGGCCATCAAGTGGCGGAAGGTTTTCTTTGCGGCGAACTTCGTTGATGGTCATCCAGCCGGAACCACCGGAGCCACCAAGAGCCGCAGCGAACAGAGTGGCGCGACCGGCGCTGTCAGCGCGCTGCAGACCTTCGAGCACGAACTCGACGAAGCGGTCCGAGTCACCATAAAGCTTGTCGTTGAGCTCATCCTCAACTGCATCGGCGTATGGTTTAAGGCCAAAGGTGGTGAAGCCAGTCAACTGCTGTTCGAGGTTGGAACCCATGATCGAGGTCTTGCCGGCGCGGTTGGCCAGCCAGAGCGGCACGCCGTAGATGCCGGCAAGCGCTTCCTCTTGGAACTGCTGGGACTCGATGAACTGAGCATCCTTCTGGCTTATGCCGGCAGGAACGATGGTCGGGCCACCCTGCAGGATGGCCATCTTGCCGATGTCGTCCGCGTCCGCCTTACGGACGTCCGGAAACCTGGCCATGACCTGAGTCTGCTGCTTGTCGGTCAGGAACTCCTTGTAGATGACATAGCCACCCGTGAAGCCGCCTTTACGCATGAAGCGCGCAGACCATTGCTGGCCCGCCTTGGCCAGGCCCATGGTCTCCGCCTGGTACTCGATAGGCGACAAGCCGACAATGCCGTCCATGCTGAATATCTTGAAATGCAGCATGTTCTCCGGAGAAACCGGGAATGGTTTCCCATCCTTGGGCTGCACCCAGTAGAGAAGGTCCTCGTCGGTGTCGATGGTCACCAGGTCGATACTGAGCGGAATCCAACCGATCGGCTCGCCGTGGCGGTTGCGTTCGATCAGTGCGAAGGCGTTACCACGCAGCGCCATGTTCACAACCACGAACTTCAGGAAGTTCAGCCTCGTCATGAATGGGTTGGGCTTGCGGAGGAGCTTCTGCGCTCCATCCTTTCGCGACACCAGCAGCCGTTCGCCGTCCACATCCTCGTAGAGCTTCAGCGGCAGGCCCGACAGCGACTCCGAAAGGATCTTCACGCACGACCAGACCATGCTGATCGACAGCGCGGTCTTGGTGGTCACTCGCACGCCGGCCTTTGTGCTCTTGCCGCCGACCTCAAGGTCTACCTCGACGTAATCACCCGTGGCTGGGTCGGTGTAGCCGAACATCCGCCACGTGCGAGGGTTGTACCAGCGAAATGTCATGGTCAGCCTATGAGTCCAAAGAAGCCGTTGTTGAGGTAGTCATCCATGCCGCCGCGCGCCTCCGGATTGAGGGACAACAGCGATACCGCGTTGAACGTCGACATCAACGGGTCGATCTTCGCGGTGCCGGAAGCCTGCTTGGTGATCAGGAAAGCGTTGGCGGAAGGCACGCCCTTGGCGTTGCCGCAGGCCCAGGCCATAAGCAACTGACCGCAGTGCATCAACACACCCTCGGCCAGCTTCCTTTCCGTGGTCTTGATGGCCCCGGTCAGTTTCCAGCCCTGAGAGATGCCGACTATCTGCTCTTCGGTGATCCCCGCCGCCAATAGCGCATCGATCACGGCGCCAATGCCGGCAGGGTCGAGCCCGACGTTGTCGAGCAGACCGGCGTCGTTGACCCGAGCGACATACGCCGCCAACTCCTCAACGTCATCGCCGATTTTCTCAACCAGGGTCAGATCACCAGCCGCCGCGAGGTCATGGAGCCGGGGAGCCTCGGACTTCCGGCGCTCCAGCACCGAGGGTGCGCCCAGGCATGCGCCCAGTGAAACCACCGGCGCCCCCCTCGCTCACGGCCCAACAGCGTCAGCGCCAGCAGGTCGTCTAGGCCGCCACCGTCGACGCCGCCAACAATCACCTCGCAGCGCTCAATCAGGGCATCCAGCGAAAGGCCTGGCAGCGCCTGCGGCTCCCAGAATGCGGCGCCGACCCAACTGTCGGACATCAGCGCCAGCCCGATCTCGATGTTCAGGAATTTGGCGAGGAACCCGCGCACCTCGGCCTCACCGTCGAGTTCTGCCTGCATAAACAGGCGCTCGAGGGTAGGCCGATCCACCGAGTAGCCCATGTTCGGGTTGACCAGGTGGAAGTTCTCTGGCCGGCGCGCCTCTCCGCTCTCGATCATCTCCTTCGGGAACTCGTAGATGATCGGCAGAAACCGGTTGTCTTCGATGCGCCCGTCACGGACGCCCCGGGCATAGGTCAGCTTGGACCTGAACACCCCGGCGGGCGGCTCGTTCGACTGGGTCGTGAGCCAGATGATGAAACCTTCAGGGCGAGACAGCAGGCCGCCAGTGGCCTCCCGAATCATGTCCGGTGCCTTCGGGTTCTTGCCGAACAGCCAGGCCTCATCGATCAGCACGCCGACGGCCTTCTTGCCACCGACCACATCGCTATCAGCGGCCACTACCTTCAGGGTGGCTCCAGTCTGATTGTGGGTAATCAGCCGCAGGTGCGGTTGAACATGAAGCAGATCCGACAACTCTTCGTCGTGCTTCACCATCGCCGCCGCCGGCTTGAAGCTGTTGTCGGCGATCTCCTTGGTCGGCGCCAGGATGATGAATTCGGCCTCAAGCCGCCAGTTGCGGATCAAGGCGGTCAGCATGATCGCGGCTGCGATGGTCGACTTCGAGTTCTTCTTCGGGATGCAGAGGAAGTACTCAGTGATCAGTCGCTGGCCGGTCTCATTGTTGTAGCTGCCGAAGATGGCGCCGGCGAAGTCGAGCACCCAGGGGGCGCATGCGGCCTCGATTGTCGGGGAGCCGGGAGCGTCTACGATCTTCAGTTCCCGGAAGACGCTGAGCCCCTCCTCGGCCTCCTCAGGAAAGAGCGGCGGCGGAATGATGGATTCACCAGCACTCAAGCGCCGCCACCAGTCAGGGCAGGCAGTGGTCCAGAGCATGGTTTACCCCCTGACGACGGATAGTGGAGGCTTGCCCTGGCCGAACTTGCCTTTGCCGGCTTGCTTCGCGGCCTCGGCCTTCTGTTCCTTCTTGCCCATCTCGCCCTTCTTGCCATGGAAGAAGTCGACAGCTTTCTGAGCCGCGCTGCGGCGATCGAAGACCTTCGCCCGCGGCTCATTCATCAGGTTGACCAGCCAGACCAGCGGGTCCTCCGTAAACGGCAGGCAATCCAGGTACTCGCCATCAGGTTCCTGCTCATCGCCGAGCGGCGCTTCATGGTCCTCGCCCTGCTTCGGCGAAGGCTCCTTGGCTTTAACATCTCGCCGCCCCTTTAACATCTTCAGGGCGGCGATGATTTCGGGGTGCTTGGCAAGTCGGGCGCCAGCGGCCGCAGAGCTGGAAGGCGCGTAGCCAGCGGCTTCGGCGGCAGCTTTGTTGGATGCTCCTCGGGCCTTCGCGTCAACAAACCGTCGCTGTTTGTCTGTTAACGCCATTAACAAAATTCCTAGAGATCGGAAAAAATGTGCGAATGCGGGCGGAGGCGGTCTAGCTTCAGGCGAAACCGGATATTTTCACCCCCCCCCACCCTTGTTGCACGCCATTGGCGTGCCTCATACTACTTGAAGCACGTCAGCCGCGTGCCTCTCCCCTTTGGTCAGCCTGTGGCGGCCTCCATCCCTGCCTCGCAGCTCTCGACGGGGTGAGGAAGGTCAACTTGCCGCCGCTCCATTGGTCAGGCACCAGGGCCAGCAGTCCGGCCTGTAGAAGCGGCTCCAGCAGATTCATGGCCTTGACCACTTCCGCGCTGTATCCCTGCACGTCTTGTGGTCCCCACGGCCGGTGCGGGTTGATCTCAACGCCTTCGGGGTGTGGTTGGGTTCGCATGGTTGCTCCTTGGTACAGGGTCGTTAGAACCCTGCCGCCTCTTCGGCCTGCTTGACCGAGGAGTGACAGGGTCCGCATAGCGGCTGCCAGTTGTCCTTGTCCCAGAACAGGTCCGTATCGCCTCGGTGAGCCACGATGTGGTCAACGGTGTTGGCCGCCGTGACCAAGCCCTTGCGCGCGCAGTACACGCACAATGGATGATCGCGAAGGTACTGCTCCCGTGCCTGCTGCCAACGGTAGTCATAGCCTCGCTCGGTTGAGGTCTTACCGGTCCGCCACGAACCAGGCGCCGCAGTCTTCAGCCGGTCGCCCTGGCTCGACACGCGGAACCCGAGAGTCTTCAGTCTGGCCATCAGATCGGCCTGCCGCTCAGGTCGACGCGCGGCATGTCGGCATCTATCTCGCCCTCATCGGCCAGCGCCTGGATCAGCAGAGCCAGCAGATGGTTGGTCTTCCTCTGCTCGGCCAGCATCGACTCCAGAACGCCCACCGGATCCAGGCCACGCTCGCTGGAGCACTTGCATGATTCGGTCATATCCCACCCTCGCTATCTGCTTGGCGCGCTCTCGGCGAGCGGCGCATCCTTCGCATCCCATCTGCAATACCTCGGCAGGCCGGCGATGTGCTTACGCAACGCCTCAATCATCAGTTCGCGCCGCTCGACTCCGGCTCGGAGATCAGAAACAACTTGTCCATCAGCGGCAGCAAGGACGGCTCTTCCTGCATCAGCGCTGCCGGTGGCTCCGGGAGCCTGGTGCACTCCGCCTGCGGGGCAGCGGGCTTTGACGTACACGACGCGAGCACCAGTGCCGATAGCATCGCGGCGCAATTGGTTTTCTTCATGGGAGGCCTGTAGTGCTGCTTGGTAGGTTCGGGCCAGGGCATCGGTCTGGACCTGCGCCTGGGTGTCGCGCTGGGCCTGCTGGGCCATGGCGGTGATCGTCTCAGCGGATTGCTCGACGGCGGCCTGCAGGTCGTTACGCTGGGCGGTCACGTGATCGAGGCGCCAGAACACCAGAGCAGCCACCAACGCCACCACCAACCATGGAACCCACCTCATCACGCACCCGCCAGCGCTGCGCGCGCCCATTCGAGACGCGCCACTCGATCCTCAGCACCGTTGTAGCCGCCGTTGATCTTCAGAGTGATCCGCTCGAATCGGCCTTGGTCAGCTAGGTCGTTTAAACTCCTCGACTTCCACCACCATGCCGCGGCGATGGCTGCCCAGGTCCGTTGCTCCAGCAGCTCCGGTTGCGCCACAAGCGGCAGCGCCAGTGCGCGGGCAGCTTCGGCGTAGTTGTCGTGGCCGGTGATCATGATCAGGCCACGACCACGGTATCGATACCCATCGCCCGTATCCGGCGACCCATTGCCCATCCTGTTGGCATAGACGCGGTTGGCGATGCGCTCGGGCTGGCGGGCATACTGGCGAGCCTCTACCGGGGCGAATCGCTTCGGCCAGGTCTTGAGCAGCCCCTCTGCGGAGTAGTTCAGATTCTCCACCAGGCGCTTGAGGCTCTGGCTTTCGTGCCCGACCTGGGCGAGAAACATCGCAACACGCTCGGGTGTGTTGATCTCGAACCGGGCCATGGCGCCGTTGATGTGTTCGACCCAGACCGAAGCAGTAGCGCCGCCGCAGCCGGTAGCACGGTCGAGTTGATCGGCGGTGATCTTCATTCGCCAGCCCCCCGACGCGGAAACTTCCAGTCGGCGATCCGATCAGCGAATTCAGCGATCTTCTTCACCCCAAGGAAACCGGTGAACACCCCAGCAGCGGTAGCCATGTTCTGTGGCAGGCCGAACCACTCAAGGACCGGAATCAGGCCCAAGGTAATCAAAGTGCAGAGCGTTGCCTCGAGCAGCGCCTGGCGCCGCGTTCCACCGCCGTAGATCACTCGCGTCAGCGCGACCACGAAGGACAGGCCGGCGGCGTACAACTGCGGATAGTGCGCAGACAGCCACGCAAGCAGCGCAGCCCAGGTCTCAGGGCGTTCTGGCATTTTCATAGTCTCTGCCCCTCGCAGGGGTTCTAAAACGACGAAGCCCGCTCAATGGCGGGCTTTCGTTCGTCGGGTGGGTTTTCCGGGCGGATCAGGCGTGAAACAGCTGCAACTGCCCTTCGCGCTCGATCTCGATGATCTTCTGTTCGATGACCGGTGCCCTGATCTGCCATCGACGCAAGGTTTTGCCAGCCAGGCTGGCAATCCCTCGCTCCTGTCGGTACTCCGCCATCAGCTCGTTGCGCATGGTGTTGAAGTCCATTGAGCGTTTGAACAACTGCTCGGCCATCCAGTTGAAGGCATGGATGAAAGCTTCTTTCCAGGCAGCTGCGGCTTTACCCCTAAAGCCCATCACAAGGAACATGAAGCCGTCCTTGGTCATGTCGAAGCTTCGACTCTTGATCGGTTCTCCGCCGCTCGGATTTTCCCGCCACATGACCGTCTCCTCAAAATTGAGGAGACGGAAACCAGCCGAGCAATCCAAGTTGTCGATAGCCCGAAGGACGTTGTCGTGCCGCTTTCCGAAGCGTTCGGCCACCTTCAGCGATGTCGTTACGACCTGGCCGTCATTGACCATTACCAGGTCACGCAGGCTGGCCTCATCAAGATCAATTTCACTCATCTGATCCACTCCACTCACCTGGAAAAAGGAGCGCAGCGGGGCGGATGGATGAGCGGACATCCGCCGTTCGGCTGTACGGGCCTAGCTGCGTGTTGGCTTGCCTTGCGGCGGAAACGAAAAAGCCCAGCTCGAAGGCTGGGCTCTGAAATAGGTGCAGGTGGATAGGGGCCACTACCCCGTGCGCATCCTGCGCTCCACCTGCATTGATTGGATATCGCAAAGGGTGAAGGCCTTGCGGGTCGGTAACCCGTCACTTTGCTTACAGCCCGATGTGGCAGGCGAGACTGCCGTCTACCGAGTTTCGACCTTCAAATGAAAAAGCCCGGAGCGGGGGCAACCGGGCTTCCCGTCCATCTCGCTGAAAGCCAAGGAAGGAAAGCATCGAGTTAGACGGGGGACTGATGATGCCGCGCAAAACCCGGCGGCGCAATAAAAAAACCCGGCACCAGGGCCGGGTTTCGGAGTCGATCTAGCTTAGCGCGCACGTATCAACAGATGTGGTTACGTTACGCTCAGTCGATCACATTCGTCAAGCCGCATCGAGCAACTTCTCGCGGTCAAGGATCTCGGTTACATGCACCAACGCCTCTTCCTCGAAACGATCAAGCTGTTTCCGAATATCCCTGCGCCAGCGGTTTCGAGTTGAGTCCGGTCGCGCGTCCTCATCCCAGTTGTTCATGTCGTACCACTTCTTGGGGAGCATCGGGATAGCGGTTGATCGCTTTCCGTCCTTGCCCTTCATCATCGGGATAGCCCAGGTCGCTACAGCACGCTCCAGAAACCGAGAAGGCGCAGGCGAATGCACCCTGCTCGCCAGTCGCTCGATGGCCTGCCCACGCCGATCAAAGTGCGTCGAGTAGCGAGCGTGCAGCACGTCCCACTCGGCCGGCGAAAGCTCCCGGTGCAGTAGGGCGTGCAGGATGCAATCGAACTCGAACTGGTCCTGGGCAGAAAGCAGAGCCCGAAAGCCGCCGTCGACCTTTCGGTCAATAAGCCTCTGCCAGCTCTGCTTCGCCGTGTTGTCGATGGCATCGGCCGCCAGGACGCGAACGATCGCAGGCATCACATCGCGGTAGACCCCAGTCATGCGGCCCCCTTCGGCGTGCCTTTCAGGCCAAACAGATCGCGCAGCAGCGTTTCCGCAGCGGCGCCCTTCGCATTGCCGTCCTGCAGCCACAGCCGGCCGTAGTCGTGAAAACCCAGAGTGCCGCGGTCACCGTGCCAGTTGGCGATCATGACCAGCAGCGCAGCCAAGGCAGCAGCACCGCCCACCTTGACCTGCGCCAGCTCCTGGCCGGCCACCTTGAGAAACTCCCGCTCCAGCCTGGTCATGACCTTGCGGGGTGCCATCGGTTGTACGTTGCTCATGCGGCCTTCCCCTTTTTCTTGCCGTGTTTGTTGGCGAAGTAGCTACGCCCCATCTCGACCTCCTCTTGGCTCATCTCGCGTGGGCCGGCGAAGTTGACGAATCGTCCGTACATGCCCTGCTGCTGGAGCAGGCACATGCCCGGCGGCGCGTGTCGGCACTTGGTCATCAGGATCTCGGTGATGCCGTTCTGGCCGGCCTCGCTATCCATGTCCCGGTGGACCATCAGGATGCAACTGGCGTCGGCCTCGATCTCCCCCGAGTCGCGCAGGTCGCTCGACTGCGGGCGCTTACCGGGGCGCTTGGTCGAGTCGCGGTTGAGCTGCGCCAGCTCGATGACTGGAACGCCGAGCTCCTTGGCCAGGCGCAACAGCGACTTGTTGGTCTTGCCCACTTCCTCGCTGCGCGTGCGCCCTTTCGCCTCTGGTGGAATCAGGCCCAGGTAGTCAACGACGATACCGGCCAGGCCGTGCTCACGCTTGACACACCGCGCGGTGCTGCGGATCTGGCTGGCGGTCACGTTGGGATCGTCGCAGATGAACAAGGGCGCCCCCTTGGCCTTGGCCACCGCAGATGTGATGCGCGGCCAGTCGTCGTCACCCAACTGCTGCGGATCGTCCAGGCGCTTCAGGTCCACTCCGCCCAGCGAGGCGATTGAGCGCACGCCCAACTCCTCCTCGGGCATTTCCAGGGAGAACACCAGCCACGGCTCCCCCGCCTCGCAGGCGTTGTACTGGGCGATTTGCAGGGCAAGTGTGGTCTTGCCACTGCCGGGAAGGCCGGCGATAACGGTGAGTTTCCGAGGGCGGATGCCGCGCACCAGCTTGTCGAGATCGGCCAGGCCAGTGCCGGGCCACTGAGGCGCGCGGCCGTTGAACTTGTCGTCGATAACGTCGACAGCCTTGAGCATCACCTCGTCGAGCCGCTTGTACTTCGGCGCCTCGTCATCGAGGTCGCGCAGGTCCGCCATCGCCTGCTGCGCTCTGGCGATGATCTCAGGCAACGGTCGGTCATCCGTGGCGGAGGCCTTCACCGACTCGGCCGTGTCGATCAAGCAACGCAGGATGGCCCGCTCCCGGACGTGCCGGACGTACGTCCTCCAGTTCGCCACCGAAGGCACATTGCGGGCAATGTTCCCGGCATAGGGAATGAGC